AGAATCGAAATATTTGGTTAATAAGTTTTTTATTGCCCGGAGTAAGTTTTTCACGGTAGTCTCTCAAATCATCTGCAAGGTTGACTTCGTCAGGCAACCAGTGCATATGCTGTTGGGTCTTGTAGTGCTCAAACGCCCAAGGGTAGTTAAAGGGTTTATAATATTCTCTTTCGGTGAGAAGATTCATTCAAAGTGCTCCATGACTTCTTCGAAGTCGCTATATCCTCCAACCCATTCACCGTCCACAAGAATCTGTGGAACAGTTTTGGCATTGGGGAATAATCTACTAAATTCAATCATTGCTGTATTAGCATCAATATAAGTGTAATCAAGGCAGAGTTCTTCTGCAAGGTCTACGGCTTTCTCACAAAAGCCGCATCCATCCATTCCGTAAATTTCTACTTGCATACTATCCCTCACAAGCCAGACAAGCACCTTCGTCCATAGAGTCAAAGATACGCTGTCGTAACGCCTCGTCAGATACTTTCTCCGCTCGCTTATATGCTTCGCTTCGCAAGTAGTATAACGTTTTTACTTTCTGCTTCCACGCTTGCATATGAATCGCGTGAAGCTCCTGCTTTGATACATCTGCGGGAAAGAATACATTTAACGACTGGCTCTGACAGATATGCTTCTGTCGATCTGCCGCCATATCAATTACCCATCTCTGGTCGATTTCTACAGCAGTTTTAAAAACATCTTTTGTCCAATCATCAAGAAACTCAAGATGTTGAACGGAGCCTCCGTTTGTAACGATGCTCTTCCAAACTTCATCTGTATCCATTCCTAGGTCTCGGAGAATATCCTCGAGATACTCGTTTTTTTGTAGAGAGGTACCGCTTTTAGTCTTCTGTGCGTATGCGTTAGCACGGTAAGGCTCGATACTAGGACTAGTGTTACCACAGATAATGCTAGACGAAGCGTTTGGAGCAACAGCCAACAAGTGACAATTACGCATACCCGTGCCTTGTGCATCAGGCGCTTCTCCGCGCTCCAATGCAAGATTTCTTGAAGCAGTCGTCGCAGCTGACTTAATATGCCAGAACATAGCCATATTACGTCCTTTCGCCATTGCCGATTCAAACGGAATGTTGTGCCGTTGTAAATAGGCATGGAACCCCATCGCCCCCAAGCCAATTGATCTCTCCCTCTCTGCGCTATAGCGTGCCTTCTCCAATTCTTTTGGAGCATTTGCAATAAAGTGCGTTAATACATTATCAAGCATACGAACTAAGTCAGGGATGAAATTTGGATCGTTACTCCACTCATCATACTCTTCTAAGTTTACGCTTGATAAACAGCATACTGCTGTTCGCTCTTCGTTTGTTGGTAGTGTAATTTCACTGCATAAATTAGATTGGTTTACTTGTAGTCCCAAATCTTTTTGACAGTCTGGGAGTGCTTCCTGCACCGTATCCCCAAACATAATATAGGGTTCGCCAGTCTCTACTCGGTTTTGAATGAGTTTTACCCACAATGTTTTTGCAGATACAGTTTTGATTACTTTATTTGTGTGCGGGTCAATCAAGGGCCAACTATCATCAAATCCTTCTTCACGAGTTGCTCCTTCAATCAACTCCATAAACGCATCGGGAACAACCACTCCGTGATGTAGATTAGTTGACTTTCGATTAATGTCCCCGCCAGTAGGCTTTCGAACATCTAAAAACTCCTCTACTTCGGGGTGAGACATCGGTAGATATGACGCATAACTCCCTCTCCGTGTAACACCTTGAGAGAATGCAAGCATCTCCGCATCGACTACTTTCATAAAAGGAATAACACCTGTAGACTCTGAACCGTGAGAAGTTTTTGAACCTACTGGGCGCACATCGCCCCAGTAACCACCAATACCGCCACCAGCAGAGGATAAAAATGCGTTTTCCGTGTAATGGTCGGTGATACCAGTACGGCTATCGTCCACATAATTGAGAAAACAGCTAATAGGTAGACCACGTTTTGTGCCCCCGTTTGAAAGTATGGGAGTAGAAAACATAAACCACAGCTTACTCGCATAATCATACAATCGCTGTGCGTGTGCTTCATCGTCAGCAAAAGCTGTAGCTGCACGTGCAAACGCTTGTTGTGGAGACCCTTCTCCATTTACCAGGTATCTATCTTGTAAAGTTTTTATACTAAACGGAGACAGATAACGGTCTCTTTTAAAATCTATATTAACTTCCATTTAATTTCCGCCCAATATCTTCTATATTGTCCTGACCTATTGCATCATCGCAGAAGGTCATTAAATCCATTAACTCATAGTTGAGAAGCAACTGTTCTGCATTTTCATTCAGTGCTTGAATATACTTATACTTGCTGTCAATTGGTACTGCTTCATAGATATCCCAAGCAGTGCCATAGTCCCTTATGAGCTGTACTGCTCTCTTTGGGCCGATACCTGGAATACCTGCAACATTATCTCCTTTATCCCCAGTAAGACATTTTTGTGAAATATACTCTTCTGGTCTAATATCATAATGTTCTCTCCAGTTATCTAAACGTACTTCTTTTCTAGTGACGTAGGAGAAGCGGCCTACTTTTTCTTGGATCAATAGATCCCAGTCACGATCACTTGAAATGAGCCAAATATACTCTAAATCGTACTTGTCTTTGTGTTTTACCAAGTGCGCCGCGATGTCATCCGCCTCAACTCCTCTATATCGGAGGACTGGGTAGTCTTCCTCGAGAACGTCGAGTGCGGCTTCAAACTCTTCGAAGAATTCTTCGAACGCAATTCTTTCTGCTTCGCTTTGTTCTGCAAATTTGTCCTTTCTATTTTGCTTATAGTCCGGAGAGAGTCCCTTACGGTATGTAGAAGACCCCCAATCAGCAGTAATAATAATATTTCTACAATCATATGACTTCGCTAAACTTTTTACTGTGCTCTGATACTCGTAACGAAAATCAGAGCGTCCTTGGTGTTTCCATCTAAATGCAAGATTCAATGCATCGACAACTAGAGTAGAGTTGGTATCATTTACAATCTTATCTGTAAGATTAAATGCCATGTAAAAACTCCACGTTTTCTTGCTCTAACCACTCGTCTGCTACGAGAACATAGCAGTCAAGCCACTCAATTCGTAGCCAGTGGTCTGTATTTTTTGGAAGAATATTAGTAACAACAAATACTGCTGACCGATTGTATTTAAAGAACAACAAAGGCTCCTGGTTGCCGCCTTCTGCTTGCTGCTCTAACTTCTTCCACCATTTAATTAAATTGTTTGTTCTAGGTGCTGTGAATATTTTGTCTGAAAGAGGAGACTTCTCATAGTTCTTTACTTCAATACAAAAACGATTTTTAGCGTGTGGAACATACAGATCTCCTTTTAGGTACTCAAGAGCGCCTGAAGCAGGCACCCTCTCAAACTGATGTCCGGTAGCTTGACGCAACATATCTCTTACAAGATACTCACCCCTAGCGCCTTTTGCTCTACTATCAACCATTTAATCACTGCCCATTAATATCTCGCCGAGTTGATCTAACTTTTCTTGATATTCTGCTGCTTTGGCAAGCTCTTCTTCAATTGCTGCCATAATATCAGGATGTTCCCCGATTCCGACGGGACTTTGCAAATATATCCTCACATTCGCTTGATGATACTTCACCTTCCCGCTCAGATAGCTCATCATGCTCTCTGCTATCATTTTCTTCATTGTATTTCTCCTTGGTCATTTCCCAAATAATTCTACGACGGTTGCTTTGCATACGTCTTGCGTGTCCCATTATCGCTCCAATTTGCTTACATTACCTGATTTAACTACTTCTACTTTTTCAAGCAGTGGGTGAGTCCACCCATGGCTCACAACATAAGTATTTAAATCTTCTCTCAATAAAACTTCTACTAACTTTTCTCGCCCCGCGTCGTCTAATACATTAATTACTTCATCAAGAAATAGAATATTAATTCTAGACTTCGATATACTACTCATTAGTTTTCGTATGGCGATGAGAGTAGCGGTGTTGACTCTTGCCAATTCTCCACTAGAGAGAGCAAGAATATCCACAATATTACCATTATCAGTGATTTGAACATTGAGTTTATCATTTGATACTACGAACTCCAGTGTAAAACGCCCATCGGACAATTCTGCTAGATAGTAATTTGTGAGTTCTTCCAACTCTTTTACCAAATTCTCTATCTTATACGCAAGTAATCCGTTTGTGCTAAAAGCCTTCTTTAATACTTCCAGATGCCCTGCGGTTGCGGCTTCGAGATCTAGAAGCTCATTTAGCTCAAATAGCTCTTGCTGAAACTCTTCTGTTTGTTCCAATACTACTTGGATTCTGGTGTTTCGTTTAGTGATTCGCTCATTTTCTTGTGCGACTCGAACCATCCGTTCTTTAGCATCCGATATTCTCTTCGAGATTCCGTCAGCCCGTGACCTAAGCTCTGCAGGATCCAAGAGCTGTGACGGAAGACTTTCGTCAATACTTCTAAATAAATCTTCCCAGTCGCGCTGAATTTTTCGTGCAGAGTTGTATTCTGCATTGTCTCGTTTAATTTCTGATATTCTTCGCTCAATTTCATTTTGTCTTTCTCTCGCTTTTGCGACTTTTTGCGCCTCTATATCAATTAGCCCCTGCTTAAAGGAACTGTCTACAGATTGCTCACAAGTCGGACAATGATCTCCTAATTTGTTTAATTTATGTAAAATATGTGTTGACCCCGTTACGACCCCGCTTAAACTTCCTAACTCACTTTGAAAATCATCATAGGATTTTATTTCAGTAACACGACACTTTTGTGCCTCTTCTATGTTGATCTTACCCAGCATATCTTTATAACTATTATTCTGAGAAATCTTTTTATTTTTCTCAGAGATATTTTTAATTTCCATCGTTAGGGTGGCGAGTTCTTGTTCGTCACTTATGGTCTCAATTGAAATTTCAGACAGAGGCAGTATGGATGTATCGCTCAATTTGTTACTTGATAACCACTTTTCAATTGTCGCTATCTTTGATTCAATACTATTGAGATTTAACGTGCTTTTCCTAGCCTCTTCCTTAAATATATCAAAAAGTTTTACATAGTGCTCTAGTTGCAGTAAGTCTATGAGAAACTTTTTACGATTTGTGTCAGTTGCAGTAAGAAACTGCAAACTGCTATTTGTATTTTGATATACCAACTGAGAAAATGTTTTAAAGTCAATTCCAATAATAGACTGTAAAGTTTTATAAGTATTCGTAGCCGTATGAGAACTAATATCTTCCCCGTCTTCAAGCAACTTAAGTTTAATACTTGATTTACGATCTATGATAACTTCGTAACTTTTATCATCTTTTGTAAACGAGAGCGAAATATTATAGCCTGCATTTACATATCTGTTTGGTATATCCGCCTTTTTAATTCCTTTAGAGTTTTTGTTATACAACGCCTCTTCAATAATTAATGGTATAGAAGACTTGCCCATACCATTAGTTCCCAGAACCTGAGTTACAATATTGTCCTGTAGATCAAGCTCATTATCAGGGCCGTAGCTAAAACAATTACTCCATTTCAATTTTTGAAGCGTAATCATTAAATAATCCCACTATATCTTGTACTTTTTTCTCTGGTATTTCTAATATATAAGTTAGATACTCCACTAGCTCATCGGCTACGGTCATATCTTTACTCATAACTAGGGCTGCTTCTGAGCTTCGTTTTACCACTTTCTTATCCAGAAGCTCGCTATTTTTAACATTTGCTAGCTCTTGGATATCTCCTTCTATCTCATATATAGTATGGTGAAAGTCCGTAGGCACCATCTCACTAGGATCTGATACTGTCTTACGAATTAATTGTGGTAGTTCAAAGCGATCCCACATCCACGACCAATCTCTTGGGTTTATTAAAAGATAGCCAGTCTCTACCTCATTCCTGTGAAACGAAGTTGTCATAGGGCTTCCTGGATAAACTAAATTTCGTTGAGTATTGCTATGTGCGTGTAGGTCTCCGGTAAAAACAACGGGAAAATCCTCAAACCTGTCTAAGTCCACCTCTGGCTTGACGTGTGGGGGGATTTCTCCTCGAACATGAGTGAACAAAGGTTTCTTTGGGTCGAACAGCTCAATAGAGTTTTTACGGTGAAGATCTGCATAGGGCAAGACTCCAAAACCAAAATCATTATCGTAATATGATATATCTACTACTTTTACTAAAGGGTTGATGTCTCTTGATACTTGTTTTAGCTGTGTAAAGAAAGTTTTATTTTTCTTTGTAGCTTCATGATTACCGTCATAGATAAGTGTTGGAATCTGCACTTTCCGAATAAACGAAAAGTACAGTTCCAACTCTTCCATGTTCGGCAGACGGTCAAAAAGGTCTCCCCCGATAATGTGCATATTGCATTGCTTTTCTAGCATATGAATTTGCTTAAAAAAGCTTTCGTATCGGTTAAGGGCCCACTCTCGTGGAACATTTTTTTGACCTAGCTTAATATGCCAGTCTGCCGTAAATAGAATCATGACAAGTTAAACTCATCTTCTAAAGACTCATCAATGTCGCCTGCTGCATCTTCACGAATCTCATCGAGAAGAGTTTTCTGCGCATCTGGTGTAGGACGAGGCATAACGTCATCCATAGACTTTAAGTCTGCAATAGCAGCCATTTCGCTTTCGCTAAGAGCACGCTGCTTGCACTTCAAGACTTGCAACTGGTACTCTACGTTGTAGGGTAAAGGGCCAGTCTTGACACGCTTGAACTTAACGTCCCAACCTGTCTCTGGGTCTGTAGGATCGCCCAAGTCTTCTGCTGCTGTAAGAATAGCTTCGAACAGCTTCTTCTTGAGATTAATGATTTTGACTTCGCCATTGTCAATGCACTGCATTGCGTAGCTCCAGCCACACTTGAGATCGGGGTAGTACTCGCGAACCCAGTCTTTCTCAAGATTGTTGAATCGCTCTTCATTACGGTCAAACGACAAACACTCAAAAGGAATGTTCTTACCGTTCTTACCTTCGAGCCAGTAAACGTAACGTGCTAGTACGTCTCCAACCAAGCGAACTTCGTTGTCTCCGTCTCGATATGCGTATGAAGTGATTGATGATTTTTTAGCGCCGCCAGCGGCTTTGTTAAATGATAGTGCCATTAGTGTATATTCTCCTTTTTGACTTCTTCGTATAGAAAGTGCAATTGACCATCTTCTATCTGAAGTAGACTGTTATCTTTAAAGTATTCTAGACTAATCTCACAAAGATCAAGGTCTAGTGTGATTTTCCCAGATGCGTAATAGTCCGCAAGCGGACGCAAAGAAGCTAACGCAATATACTGGGCTATATCGCGGAAGCTGTGTTTATATGCGTGGTATAAGAGGATATCCGGATGGACTAGGAAGCAGTCTCCAGAGAAATCAGTGTTGATATACTTATATATTTTATCGTGTTTATTACGAGGAATACTTTTGTTTACCAACATTTTAATGATAAGATACATAGCAGACGGGCTGCCTTTAGTTACATCAAATATCTTATTCCAATCATATAACAACATATTATACTCTACTTTGAACTATTTGTCAAGAACTGTTTTTCTACGCTTCAGAGCTGCTCAATGGAATAACCTTGTTTCATGTAATATCCCATTCTGTTTGAAGCCTGTCTTTGCGCTGTTTTACCTTTTAAGTGAATGTCGATTATGACCGGATCTCGTTTATTATCATGTTTCCTAACAACCCGCCCGATAAGTTGGGTAAGTAGTGGTTCGTTATTGATAGGAGTAGCCAAGATAAGGCAACTAAGAGTATTAACTGATATGCCTTCACTAAATATTGCTTGAGTTCCGTATAAAACATTTTTATCTCCGTGTAAAATTTCATTTATGAGCGTTTCTCTGTCCTCATGCGCTACCTCACCCGTAACACATATAGAATTCTCGCCAGTCAGTTCGGCGCAGCTCTTCAAAAAGTGAACTCGATCGGACACAACGAGCACTTTATGGCCTTTCGCTGCATATGCAGACGCCAACATTGCTACGGAGTGGCGATATTCGTCGTTATTTGCGATTGCATTGACTCTTTTTGCCCAAGGAATATTGGCTCCGTCGGGAAATCGTACCTCTGACCTGTAAATATGGATTTTAGGGGTGAGGAAGTTTTCTTTCGGTGGTTTGAAAATATTCGGGCTGAAGTAGTCACGGAAGACGACGTGTTTTCCGTCCTTGCGCTCGATAGTACCAGAAAGCCCGATTTTATAGCGAGCGTGGCTAGTATCAATAATTTTAGCAAAAGTGGGAGACGAGACATGGTGCATCTCATCTAGAATAATCGTGCCAAACTCTTTGCGAATTTTATCAATGTTTCTATAAAGAGTTTGGGTATTGCCAATACAAATAGGAGCATCGGTGTCAAAACTGCCGCTACCAATAATACCAGGTCTAATTCCATAAACTTTCTCCACTTCCTTTGCCCACTGATTTCGTAGTGGGACTGTGTGCGTAACCACAAGTGTTTTTTGTCCGAGCTTGCCCGCAATAGCGAGACCTGTAAAGGTTTTGCCCCAACTTACCCACGCATTGATGATACAGTTGTCATCAAGATTGTCGTAGACCTCTTGCTGACTTGGCCGTAACTCAAATGCAAACTCTGGAAAATGGGCAGGAATATTCAGACGCTTCTCCACAATTTCGTAGTGGTCTGGAATAAGGTCTGTTCGTCCGATTGGTATAGATACCAGATTTTCGCGCACCCGCTGCAGATTCTTAATGATCTGCGGAGGATCGTTTGGGTTTTGGGTAGGTATTTTATAGGTGAGTTCGTCCGAGAGCACTTTACGATACTCTGGAGTTACTTCCATAAAAATACGATTACTTAATACTGCTTTCACGATCTGCATACCTATGATTTAAAATACTGTGTTTACGCTCATCTTCTCGAATACAGTGTAGCATATCTCGTAGTGTTGCGCTGTCTCGTAGCCCATAATACTCAATTGCGGGAATAGGTGCGGGCACGTCTTCTATATTGCCTAAATCTATTTGCTTAATATAGTCGGTGTAGCTAACTACCGCTTCTTCTTCGAAGTATCCTATCATGCGGTGTGCGGTTTTTTGGGAAAACATATATAATGCTAAATAAAACATTGAAAACATCATTTGTGCAACTATAATTATTCCCTTTTCTAGCGTGGTGGGTTTGGTTATGTGTAGCACAAATATTAAATGTTTACGCTCATTTTCTGCTTCTTCTAGCATGTGATGAATTTTAGTCCCGTACCCTCGTTTGAGAGTACGAAGACTAGCGAAATGAGTAAGCATTCCTGCTATCATTCCGGGAACTCCGGCAACAGTCTCTAAAACTACTGCTCGGTGTCCATAACGCTGACGAAAGAATGTATCCGCTGTAAAGCGAAAAAACTTTGTCATACTTTTTGCAAAAAAATCACTCATTAGATGCCTTTGCTAGAGCGGGCGGTGACCACCAAGTAGCACAATGCTGTTCCATTACGTCTACCTCTATGCAGACGGCAGGAGCTACTCCGCGACCTCCAGTACACTCTACTTGTGTCCGAGGTATTTCTACCCATGCGAGACACTCTGAATCTTCAGTAAGCTGTAGAGGCTCATTTGCCACACAACCTACCAAAACCAATGGTAGTAAAAATTTAGCCTTCATTTTCTAAATCCCATATACAAATGTTAGAATTGCTCGGCTTCCGTGGAATCCTTGAGGGCTTCCGTAGACCCGCCAAGCGCTTTAGTAATTTCATCAAAGTATCCAACTCCAACCTCTCGTTGATGTTTTGAACTCGTGAACCCAAAAACTTCTGCGGCCATTTCTTTTTCTTGCAACTTGCTGAAAGCAAGCATACCTTGTTCTTTGTAGGCTTTTGCAAAATCGAAGACTGCATAGTTTGTGGAATGAAAACCCCCAAGTGTAATAAATTGAAACTTGAACCCCATTTTTCCAAGTTCAATTTGAAAGTCCTGAAGTTCTTGGTCTCCAGGTATTGCTTTTTTCCAGTTAAAGCTAGGAGAGCAGTTATATGCTAACATTGCCTCCCCGCAACTGCCTTTAACTGCGTCGGCGAAGCGCCTAGCCTCTTTGAGACAGGGTTTGCTGGTTTCGCACCACACAAGGTCTGCATATTCCGCGTAGGCGGCACCTCGCTCACATCCCATTTCAAGACCCCCGTTGATTTGCCAGAATCCGTCTGCTGTTCTGTTTTGGACGCTTGCTCCAGCCTGAGAGCTTCTACGTATCCATTTCCGATCCGCTGAGCAATAATCGCTGCTGAGGAGTTGTGCGCTCTCTGCGTCTGTTCTCGCAATGATGAGTGTCTCTGTTCCACAAACATCAGCAGCGAGACGAGCAGCGTTAAGATTACGAATGGCATCACTAATAGGAATAAGAACTTTCCCTCCGAGATGTCCACACTTTTTGGCGGAGGAGAGCTGGTCTTCGAAGTGGACTCCTGCCGCCCCCGCTTCGATGAGATTTCGTGCCAGTTCATAACTATTTAATACTCCCCCAAACCCAGCTTCCGCATCAGCCACGATGGGCGCGAAGGCAAAACCTTCACCCCCTTCAGCATACGAAATCTGATCCGCTCTGCGAAAGGCATTGTTGATGTTGCGTACCACACTCGGAACCGAATCCACTGGATATAGGCTTTGATCTGGATAAACCTCATCTGAACTATTAGCCGCCGCAGCGACCTGCCAACCGGAGCAATAAATTGCTTTAAGCCCCGCTTTAACGTGCTGAACTGCTTGTTGTCCATTGTAAGCTCCAAATGTATGAATGTAAGGATTTTCGGAAAGCAATTTCCTCATCTTTACAGACATATCTTGAGCAATGGTATGCTCTATATGTTGAGTGCCCTGCAGTTTTCTTACTGTTTCAGGGCTGTAACTTCTTTTTTTCATAAACCTAACTCCGTTTTTGCGGTTATGTAAGATTTAACAAAATTACTGCGAACAATGTCTTGAATCTCAAAATCTACGAGATCAAAGTTATCCATCGCTTTCAGTATCCGAATAAAATCCTTCAGTCCATTAGTTCGTAGATCAGACTGTCGGAAGTCCCCACAGAAGATTACTCTACACCCTTGGCCTACTCGTGTAATGATACTGTCTAGTTCATGAAAAGTCATGTTCTGGCACTCATCTATGAGTATTGTAGCATTTCGTAGAGTTACACCTCGCACAAACGAAGTAGTCATAAAATGCACTAAACCTTTGGTCTTTAGTATCTCGTAAGCATCGCCTCGTTGAAACAGCTCAATACAAATATCTTTGTAGGGCTCTTCATAGACGTGTGCTTTTTCTTTCTCGTTCCCCGGCAGAAAGCCGATATCTCGTGTAGAGACGGCACTGCGAATAATTACTAACTTTTGGTACTCTTGCTTTATCATGTCATCAAATGCTAGATAACATGAGATAAATGTTTTACCTGTTCCGGCTACTCCATGTAGCACCAGGTTTTTCTCGCTCTCAAATGCTTTGAGCTGGTTTTGTGTTAAGGGTTCAATTTGCTGCAGATCGAGATTAGCGCCTGCAAGGGTTTTACTACGTTTTCCCATAATTCCTTATACTTTTCTGCGAGTGTCCTTCAAAGGTGTTTCAGAGTACTCGTATAATGTCCACGGCAGTTTGCCGTAATGTAAAACACCCGCATATCTTATTTCTTCTGCGGGAGGTCGGGGAACCTTAAAAGGTGTTTTTACCCCATCTAAGTAAATAAGACTAAAAGAGTCTTTTCTACTAATTTTTTTGATTCTGTAGTATTTTAACTTGCACCACTGACTTTTTTCATATGAAAAAGGAATACCATTTGTATCAATAAAGTTTTTATCAGAGTTTTTTAACAAACCTGCAAACGTATCATACTGTCTTTTTAACTCTAGTAAGTTACGGTGCTCTGTTTGCACCCTTCTAATGCCTAGAGTATCTCCAGACATATTTTTATCATCTACAATTTTGTCATCTAAAAACAATAAGCCGTCTGCCTTACTCCAATTGTCAGACGGCATCTCGTAGACTGGAAATCTAATTTTATTTAGGTTGCTATACGTCAGCGCCATACATTTTACTGAATTTACCCATGGAGTAGTCTTCGTCGATCTCAAAGTCACAACCGACGGGAGCACCCGGAATAATAAGGCCTCTGTCCATTTGGACAAAGTGTAATAGCTTTTCACAATAATGATCTATCTCCTCTTCGGGAACTTCTGCGAGAATCGAGTCATGCACAAGTGCAAAGATTCGAGACTTCATTTTATTAGCTTTGATATACTCACCCATATCTATTGCACCAAGTAGGTTAATATCACTAGCAGCGGACTGAACCAAAAAATTAAGACCAGAACGAATGCTATGCGAACGGATGCCCGCATCGGAACTTGCAACATTGGGGAGCCTACGCTTCCTACCAAAGAAAGAATAAATGAACCCATTATGCTCAATAAATTTTTGATTTTCATCAATCCATGCCTTTAACTTGTGAAACGCCCCAAAGTAGTCATTAATCACCTCTATCGCTTCATGCTTTGAAAAATACTTTCCGCTATCTTTTGTAACTTGCTCACTGATCTTTGCAGGCCCAGCCCCATACATAATGCCAAAAGTTACTGCTTTAGCTGCCTGTCTCTTATCGGGATAAAGATCTACTACTTCCTCTACTTCGCAAGGTAGTTTAAACACTTTATGTGCAATTGTAGAGTGAAAGTTACCTCCAGACTTGAACACGTCCATAAGTGCTTCGTCTTTTGCAAGAATAGCCGCAACATATACCTCTGCTGTAGTCAAATCCATAGCAACAATTTTGTGGCCTGGAGCTGCTTTGATACAACCCTTTACAGTGGGATTATCCCGAGGCAACTGCTGCATATTAAGTTTACCACTAGAGCTGAGACGGCCAGAAGTAGTGCCATGCAAATTAAAGCCCGTCCTAAGTCGAGAATCTCTATCCAGTTGAGGTATGATTTTGTCCAGATAAGTATTTTTGATTTTAGATTTTTGTCGGATATCCAAGATCCGCTGAGGTACATCGCTTTGAAGCGAGAGCTCCTTGAGCACTTCCGCATCAGTAGAGTCCGCACCCGTACCTGTCTTCTTTCCAGTTGGGTTGAGACCCAAGTAATCAAACAATAAGCTACGAAGCTGAACAGTGCTGTTAGGATTAAAAGATTTTCCATTGAGTTCTTCGAACCTCCTTACTTTCTCGTTTTCATACAGAGCAGCAATGGCTTCATCAATGTCGTCTTGCATAGACTCTTGGCCGATATATAAACGCTTTTTATCAAATGGAACACCATTGTCTTGCGTATCAATCAGAAAACGAGTGCCTGGTATAAGAATATTATCGTATACCCACTTTAGCTTTGGATTTTGCTTAATCTTGATAAACTTTTCGTAAATAAGAAGAGTACACAAAGCATCCATGCCTGCGTAGGTCTTCATTACGTCGAAAGGAATATCACCCCAATTGAACTGATCTTTGAGAATACCGTGCTCTTTTCGATACTGGTCAATCCAGTCATACATTGGCTTCTCATAGTCGCCATAGGGCGTGAACTTCATTGTAAGCTGTTTGAGACCATGCCCTCCGGGATTCTCGTCTATGAGGTAATGGAGCAACATTGTGTCTTCAAACTGTGGAAACTTGAAGTGAAAGTGATACTCGAAGAACGCCATATCGAACTTGGCGTTATGAAATACTACTGTCTTTTTGTCAAAAAGCTCTTGCAGTAGTCGCTCAGTTTCATCATCAAAACAATCGGTGTCAATATAAGCACCGAACTTGTTATTATAAGCAAGACTAATACCAAGCATATACCCGTCACGAGGGTATAACCCAGTTGTCTCAGAATCGAGTGCAACATATCCACATTCTTCTGTGATGGCAGCCCGAATAAACTCATTAGCTTTCTCCGTGTCTTGAATACCGAATGCTACGCTTTCGTCAATAATTACATCTTCTATTTCGCCAGCAATGTAGGCATGGATACTCTCTACGCTCTGCTCCCATGTTTTACGTGCTTCAGGTTTGAATGCGAGCATGGCAGGATTAATAACAGGCAAAAACTTGCCGTCTACTTTTTTACCAGAAAACTCCGTAACAGAGCTTTGCTTTGTGTAGTATTTCATAGCATCAGAACCTACGAGAACAACCCAATCATAGTCGTCTGGGTTCATATCAATATCGCAGTCTCGCTTTAATACTTTTTTTAGATTTGGATCAGAGCATAATTGAAACTGATCAAAGTCAAAATCAAACTCTTTCTTAAAATTAGTTTTACTAGGTTTGGTTTCTACTAGGGCAACCTTAGCCATATAATTTATTCCTCAGTTTATCTACTTGAGTTTGAGCTAGTGCTCCCGCATCTAAGTTTTTGTCACCAAAAGCAATGTTGCGATGGGTGAGGCCTACTGCCTCGCACAGCTCTCGTATTTTTTCAGACCCCGTTCGGCCTGCTTCATCATTGTCTAGAAAAACGTCAATACGGTCGATACCTTGCACAGACAATACTTGTAGCTTTTCTTCATTTATATTCTTTACTCCAAAGCAACATACGGCATTTGTAAGTCCTTTGTCGTGAAGATTGATTACATCAAAAATACCTTCTACTAGAATAATACTACTCTGTATTGGCTCTACTACAGGGAACAGAGGTAGCTTTGCCCCCGCAGGAGAATTGAGATACTTAGGTATCTGATCTGTTTGTGTTCGAGACTGAAATGCTACTATACGCCCAGTTCTGTCACGTATAGGAAAACATATCCGTCCCGTAAAATCTTTTCCGTGGTGTAGAAACGCCTCGAAATCTTTATAAGTTTCAGGCTTAATATTTCTCCAATTACCTAAATATGGAGTAGCCTTCGATGGCATTTGTAGTCCCACGCTTTCCGCCCGTTTTTCTCTTATTTTTTTCTGCAACATCTGTTTACGAAGTTGCGTTTTATTTGCTTTTTCACCGAAGTGAGTAAATACGTTCCCCTTGTATTCACAAGAGAAACAGTTAAATATTCCAGTAATTTGATCTACTCTCATACTTGGATTGCGGTCAGGGTGTTCAGGATTGAAACAGCTAACTACGAAATCTTTACCTTTGGGTATGTATGGAACATTTTTAGATATTAATAAATCTTCTACGTTCAATAGTCTTCATCCGTCCCAAAGCCAGCAGACGAAAGAGCATCTCCGTCCCAGTCGGTAAGATAGTTATCTCCGTCATCATAGTCATCAAAGTAGTCTGGTACTTCGCCAGAACCATGCAATACTTCTTCTACTACGTTCTGAGCATATTGGTAGTAATCTGCGTGTTCGTCATCAAAGAGGTGAAAATATTTTGACAGACGAGCAAGAGTCACGTCTGCGGCTTGGTAATCGCCTACATCCATGTCTCGCTCAAGTATATCAAATAACTGTGTAATCTTTGGCAGTAATCTACTATTCATCTTCGCATTCTCGCAATGTCTTTCATGTATTCTTCGTCGATGACCGGGACGGCATTACTTTTATGCAGGGTTCCAATTCCTTTGACCAGTCTTCCTGTGTACTGCATCGCGTCCACCCGAGGGGCAACTCCAACTGTGTCGGGGGCACTTTCGTATCGAACTGATTCTCGTCGATAAGGTTCTGGAGTGTTTGGTCGAACTCCCTTGAGAGTTTGTCTAGTGCGGCGAGTAGTCTTTTTCTTTCGGCCACACGTTGTGTAATTGTTTGATCCATATATCATTCCCATAAATAAAAAATCCCCATGAATTGAAGTAATATTATACAGCAATTCATGGGGAATGTCAAGAACTTTTTTTATCAGAGGTCGTCAATATCCTCGCCAGTTTTATGAGCAGAAGCCTCTTTTTCAGCAGGTGTCTGAGCTGACTCAGGCCCCATTTTAAGAGATTCCCAGTCCATAGTAGAAGTAAAGGACTTCATACTGGCCGCTCGCATTTTCACGCAATTGAAGGTGATGCAAGCATCCTCTTGGTCATACGTTTCAAGGGCATAAGCCGCATCAGCCGCATCGAGAATGCCTTTTGCGAAGCGGGCTTCGCCGGTTGCATCGGTTTGGTAAGGAGAGAAAACTGTGCAGTCATACTCCTGTGCCATAGATTTTAACGCTTTGGATACTTCAATCTGTTCCGTCCAGTCGTACTGGCCTCCTCGTGAAGGTGCGGTCGAACGCTTAACTTGATTAATATAATCAACAATAATAACTGCTGCATCAATCTTTTTAACTTTCTTATCCAGCTCTGCACGAATCTTTGCTAAAGTTAGCGAAGGATCGTACACTACATCCAACTGCTGAGTCGGGAGAAGCTCGTGAGTTGTAGATAGTGCTTTGTGAAAGTCACCAAAATTTCGATGCTCTTTATATTCTTCAAGTCTGCGCTGACCCTCGGTGTAACGGCTCGCCCACCAAGCGGCAACTTTTTCCCATTCGGTCACACTTAGATTTTGTGTTCTCAGTCGAGAATAGGAAACACCAGTAGCGATCGAGCAACATCGTTGCAATATTGACCGACTATCCATTTCAATAGTGAAATAAATAGCTGAACGGCCAGATTGAAATACGTTATTAGCAATGTTTGAACAAGTAAGAGACTTACCAGAACCTCTGCGACCCCCGACAAGAACCAAGTCTCTCGGAGAGAACTTAATTTCATAGTCATAGTCTGCGTTGAGGCCAAGACCAATATACTTATCAATCTCTTCTGGAGGCTCAAACAACTCAATACGTTGCATACTTTCTTGTGGAACTTCCAAATCGACTTTATCTTCGATATCGAGAACGATCTGGTGTAGTTCTTGAACTGACTCTTCCGCTGTAGGAAAGAGATCAGACTTATCAATATACTTGTCAAGAGAATCTAAAATTTCTTTCTGAGTATATTCATTTTTGAGATACTCAAGCAGGGTAGCTGGGTCTACATCTACATCATCCTGGGATTCTATAGCATAGACTTTATCGCGGGTTGGACCATGGCGAGTGCTTAGCTTGAGATCGTCGAACGAAGGGAAGCTGTGAAAATTCTCACAATGTGAGTCAATGGCTTCATAAAGCAGGTGATACTCGGCGGGAAGATACTCTTTACGCAGATAACTCCACGTTTCAAAGTCTCCCACAAGAACACACTGCTTAATTAAAGCACTAGATAGATTCAACAGTTCCCCCGAACATGAAAAAGCCTGACTACCCTAAGATAGCCAGACTACCTTACACAAAATTACTGTGCTTTTGCGGCCTTAGCAGCGCCATCGTAATCAGCAGCAGTCAAGCTACGGCGAGTGAGCATAGTCTTCACGCCACGAGCAGTCTTGCCAATTGATTCTGCGATAGCTTCAACAGTCATACCAGACACGTCGAGGTCAGCCAAAGGATCTACGTTAGACGCGCCCTTGGTGTTCTCTTGACGAGGAATAGCTTGAATGTCACCAGAACGAAGCAGGCTGAGAGCCTTACCACGAACTGAATTTACTGAACGGCCCATTGCTTCTGCAATAGCTTCAACGAAAGCACCATCATTTACCATAGAGATAAATGTAGCTTCTTCGTCTGCAGTGTAAGTGCGAACGCTCTCTGGAACAGGTGCAGGTGCAACGTGCTCAGTCAGCTCCATAGATAGAATCTTACCTTGAATTGACTTAGGAGAGAAAGCTCCGCTTTCAAAGTGCTCAGAGATCTGAGCGTAAGTGTACTGACCAGAATTGTCAGTTACGAAGGCTCGAAGAGTAGCCTCTTGATCGTCGCTGAAAGATCGACCAGCAGCTGCAGAAGCGAGTTCTACATCATAGCCCATCTTACGAAGTTTGCTAGAAACTGAACGAGTAGAGGTTTCGAGATTTTCTGCTGCTTCAGCAACAGTTGCCTGAGAGACGGGGCTTTCGCCACCGACAAAGTTTGTAAGCGCCTCAGTGCGCTCATCTGTCCACTTGGGAAGTGCCATATTAGTTCTCCAAAAAAGATTTGAGATTGGTTACTATAGTAACGCCAGTTTGTCTGGCTTGTCTAGTTTTAGCAGATTCAGCCCCACCTTCGTTGATGAGGAAACCTACCTGTTTAGTAAGACTGGACTTAACCTCGTATCCAGCCGCATTCAAAGCACTTGTAGCATCAGCTTTGCTCTTGAAACTCTTCAAGCGTCCACTAATGCACACAGTGCCCTTACTCACAGCAGGAGGAGGTGTATCAGAGAAATACCAGCTATGTGGCATTGTTTCTACAAAATAAGGTAACTCATTTTCGATCCAATCTAATAAGTTATGTGTAGCCTTGGGGCCCAATCCGGCACGCTCACAAGTGTCTGCATTGATGTTAGTAATATGAGATACAGTCTCAGACAGCTTCAGTGTTGCCGTTTTTCCGATTAACGGAATCCCAAAGGCGGGTAAAAGAAACTCGAGGGGAGCATTAAAAGAATTAAAGATCTCCGCCTCGAGTTTAGATGTCACTTTTTCAGAACCCAACGATGCTAAGATACTATCGCGTGTAGCGGTGTAAATATCGGACGGGCAATTCCAGCCTAGCTTTGCAATAGAAGCAGGGCCGAGACCCTTGATCTTCATAGTTTTTGCAAAGTGCTCTACTGCCTTGCTGTTTTGAGCAGGGCAAGCAGACGAACGGCAATACAAGGCATCATTAACCCACTCTAGATGCGCCTCACAAGAGGGGCAAACAGTAGGAGGTAAGATTTCTTGAAACATGGATTACTCCGAAAAAGTGAATAGATATTATACGAAAGATTGACCTAAATGTCAAGAACTATTTTTCTCGATGTCCACTCGTCTCACGATTCGTGGAATGATCTCACCGCTTCGTATAACCTCAACTGAACAACCTATTTCTAGGCTGAGAGAGCGAATATACTCGATGTTGTGTAGAGTTGCACGGCTCACTAGCGCATCTCCCACTTCGACTGGGCGTAAGATAGCAACAGGACTCACAACCCCTGATTTGCCTACCTGCCACTCAACATCGAGCAATTCTGTAATCACCCCAGCTTTTTGCTCCTTAAGAGCCCAAGCCCCTCGGGGGTGGTGAGCTGTATATCCCATTCTGTAGAAAGCACCATAGCTATCCACTCTAAACACCTCGCCATCTGTTGGATAGCCAGTTGCATCGAAGTGAGTGATAGCATGAAAACCTTCTTGGGCCAAACTATCCATTGCGGCGGAGAGATGCTCATAGTCTACAAATTCACCCTGAATATCGTATGCGACAAAGCGTAAATCTTTGGCACGAGAACGAAACTCATCCATGTCTTTGAGATTGAGCGACCCCGCCGCAAAGTTGCGAGCGTTTGGGATCGTATCGGGCGCTACGACCTCACCAGTAATCTGAATCTTAGATCGAATACCGATGTGAACAGGCACAAGCTCCTCTAGCTTCAACGATATATCTCTACCGAGATTTCCGTCTCCACGGGTCAAAGCCTGAGCAAGATGCCCATTAATGTACAGCAGTGATACTGCAGCACCGTCCAGCTTCGGTGTACGCACCATAGGTGACGTACTGGACTCTATGTCATTTAGATTGAAAACCTTCTGTAGAGAATACATTTTATACAGATGAGGAATACCGTCTGTAACGGTGTGCCCTACTGCATTGTAATTGTATAACTGTGCGAGTGCATCAAACTCATCGTCCGACATTATCGGATGACCAGAGTAATACATAGCCGAAGCCTTTTCAAGAAAATGTTGCATATAGTTCCCTCACTGAATAAAGTATATTATACAGAAAACAACAACAAAAGTCAAGAACTATTTTA